TCATACTATTCCCGCCCCTTCAAGACGCGAACAGCCTTATTCCGAGAACGCTGCTGACCTCGGCGCTCCCTTAAAGAGTACACCTTAATCTTCTTACCAATCATCTTCTGGACTTTCGTCAGCACTTTCTTGATTGTTGGTTTGATTAGTTTCAACAGAATATCTGCCAATGGTTTTGCCAACAGTGCTGAGGTAGTTGCAACCACAGCGATAGCTGCTGTTGTAGTGACCGTTGATGCTGGTGGTAAATATTCTTCTACCCAATCTACATCAGGCACTTCTTCCACCGTCTCCTCAGTCACTGCTGTAACAGGATCTGTCTTTGGAATCTCTGGTGTCTTTGGAGCAGGTGCATCAGGTGCTCCAGGCACCTTAGGTATAGGAGCAGACTGCTCGAACGTCATGTTCTCAGGTTCATACTGAATAGGACTGAACGAGGGAACAGATCCGTCACAGAAAATCTTTGCGCCTTTAGGATCGTCACTTACGATTGTATCGTTCTTGTCACTCTTCTCATGAGCAGTGACACATCCAGGCATGTTTACAATGGGTGTTCCTATCTGTGTTGTGACAGGAATTACCCTAGGGATTGTACTAGGAACATTGACATCCCAAATCTGTGTTGGTGGAATATCAATGTTCCTAACTTGTATATTAATATCAGGGATTGGATCCATAGTCTCTGTATTCACCAAGCATATCTAGAACACGATTGAGCATGTGTTGTGCTCCATCATGGTAGTCAGCATTTTTACTATACCAGGAACCATCATACAGTTCGTTCTTCATCTTAAGGATGCGAACTTCCAATTCATCTTTACGAATAATCATATTTCTAGGCATCAGAGACCAGGCATTCCTGGCATACTAGCACCACCAGGCACAGCACCGCCAGTTGTGTTAGGAAGTTCTGGCATTGCTGCATCCAGCATACCAGGGAGTGCACCAGCAATTGCTTCTGCTGCTGCCTTAGCTACTTTCTCTTTTGCGTTTTCGATCATAGCATCTTTGTTAAGATACACATAAGCGCCACCACCAACAACGGCAGCAGATACAACAAAAGACGACAATGCGAGTACATTGATTAGTTTTTGCATGATTATAATTTTGGTTGAGTTTCTTCTTTCTTTCCAATGGATGGTGCTTTCTTAGGAGCAGATCCATTCTTAGCAGGAGACAATCCGAACGCAGCTAAAGATCCGCTGAACACCGAGGCGATGAAGGTAGGATCAAAATCTAGAATCTTTTGACCGTTCGGTAGGCGAACGTAACTAAACGTAAGAAGGGATGCAGACCAAATGAGGACTACAACTTTCACCAAATTACCAAGAACTTCACTCTTATCTTCATCACTTTCCTTCTCTACAGTTACGTCCTTTTTAATTTCAGACATAAAAATAGTGGAGCTGTTAGGCTCCACTATTTAGAAGGTCAAACATGCACGCCACTTGTTTTTGTGAGAAACAAGAAACTCCAGGGGTCGTGTAGACCATCCCGACCAGGGTTGTTAACGTGTCTCCATCACGGGCATATACGGGGATGACTCCACCAGGTCAAGTTTTACGTCATTCCGAGACGATCGTCTCCTGCAAGTCCTCAAGGTATGCCTGTTTGGATCCCTTGATAGCATCCCAGTCGTCGTTAAGAGCAGCGTTGATGTACTTCATAATGATAGTAGTATCTTCGCCGTTCTTCTCCATCCATTCTACCATATCTGGGTAGTTATTACCAGCAAATACACCTTCATACTTTGATGACGTTGCTTTGTTGAAGGTGGATACAAGGGACTTGTCCCATGCATAGAGCAGGTTCAGCACACCAGATTCTTGCTGATAGATGACACCATCGATGACTGCCCACTGAGCATCCCACTTTTTATTGTGTTTGGATTCAGGATTGTTCTCCTTTGCATTCCAGTATGCAGACAACTCATTGATCTTAGCATTAATTTTCAATGGGTCAGCAACAAAGACAACTGTCTTGTCAATGCCACCCAGGTTGATCCTGGTCTTGTCACCCTTGATTGTATAACGCTTAGGTAACAGCATACCACCGAAGAGTTTGGTGGTATTGTATCCTGTCATGTCTTCATAGAACACTGCAGTACCACGGATGAATACCAATGGCACTCTACTGTTCCTAATCAGTGTGTAATGAATTTGGGACTGTCTAGTAGATGGCAGATACTGTACCATCTTATGTCCACCCTTACCACACCATTGCTGGATAGTATTCCTTGCTTGGGCGTTAGTGCCAATGTAATGCACTACCGCTTTCTTACCAGGAAAACCCTTATCGAATGTTCTCAGTGCAGTCGTTGCTGTCTTGACGGCAGAATCATGCTCTACCTTCACAACAATATGTGGTTGCCAGTCCATGTACACAAAGCTTTTTAGTTATTTAGGACACGACATCGCGAACATAGCAGGGAACACGATCAGGGTCTAACCACTTGGTGTACTCGAAGTCTTCCATGGCATAGTCAAGTTGGATGGAGTTGTCGAGCAGGTACATGTCCTTGTACCGTTGGTTCCACTCATCAAACTTTTGGATGCGGTAATCAGGCATACCATTGAGTTCGATAGTACCGCGTCGGATGTAGCGATATGGATAGCGCTCAAGGATAACCTCAGTCTTAGGAGGCTTCGTCGTGTTGGGTGTAGAGGGCAAGGTCATCGTCGTCAAATTGAATTTTGGATGGGTCTGCTGGGACCATCATTACTTTACTACCATCTGGTCGAACAATGCAATAGACAGTGCCACTTTCTGTACTGTCCACCAGTTCTTCCAGACGGTCCTGTGCCTCTGCTTCTGTGATCTCAATAATTTCCATGTTCCTTAGCGGAAATCGGGTCGATAGGATTTGAACCTACGACATCTCGCTCCCAAAGCGAACGCTCTACCAAACTGAGCTACGACCCGTGTCTGTATATTATATCATTTATTGTGGCACTAGCCAAGTAGAACCATCAGTCTTGTCATCACTTCCAGTAATAGTAATTCTTTTGTCTGCAACATCGCATGTAGTATCATACTTGGCACCAAGATATGATACAGGTTGTTCTGCTATCTCTTTATAGAATCTAAGATCGTAGACTGTTGCTTGTGTCCCGTGCCTGGGCAAGTTCCTAGGGCGGTAGTCCCAGATGTTAAACATCAATGTCATTCTACCTTTGTTAGGTGGGAATACCGCATGGAGGTATCTAGAATCGAAGTCTAAAAGTTTTCCATCATCAGGATTGGATACTACAATCTCTGTCGGTGGGAACGTTTTCATCTCATTAGGATACTTACCAGTCTGTGAATTGAGAATGATAGTAGGACTGAGGTTTGGATCTCTGATGTAAGTAATAGTAGATCTCAAAGGATACTTCATCGTACCCTCCCTCTGACGATGAGTTTCATCATGGTCAGAATGAAATCCAATACCCCTGTCCTCAGTAGTGAAGACATGAAACCACCACTCAAATCCTTGAGCAGTAGGATACTTCTCCTCAAAATACATTGAGTAGCAATCTTGAATATACTTCTCAATGGTACTCTCAGGTTCATCGTATCTACCAACCCAATGGTTACCCAGAAGAGGGTAGAACATTTTGATCTCCCTCTCTAGTCTACCAACAGACCAACCGTCGATGATAAGTGGATATGAATTTACGTTCATTTGATGTCAACGTCTCGTAATTTGGTTCGTCGTTTCTTTGGGTTCTCTTTACCTACACCTAGGTCTTTCTCTTCTTTAACTGTGATCTGTTCTACTAGTGTCAGATCGTATGCACCAATCAAGGTGCCACATACATGTGCCCTGTTGTCACATGGGCAAGTTTGATAATCGTAAGCATGTCGCGACGTAAGAGTAGTGTTACATGCTTTGCAGCGAATGGTTGTCATTGGTCTTCCTAATGTCTACAAACATAAAAATCATTGGTTCTTCTGAAAAGTTATATCCTTCATGAACGTGGTCTTGCACGTCGTAAATTTGTGGTTCTCCTGCTCTCCAGTACACTTTCTCTCCCTGCCATATCATATAGCAATCAGTTGGATGTACGTAAAGAGGTATCTGTATTCTTCTGTATGGTTGTTCGTATACTGGTGGATCTTTGTGTGGTCCTAGTTCTGTACCAGGTTCAAAGTATGCGACTGTTGCCAGCAATACTTCATCTGATTCTAGGATGTCGATAATTCTTTGGTCATCAATAATATTTGTACGTACACCACAATGATGACGAGTTCCCTTTAACCAACAGAAGTAGATGTCCCTGTTGGAATACCCCACAGCAGTAGGTGCTCTGCGGAAAGGAAAGTCCTGAGCAGATGCCCACTCGTACAAATAGTCTACATCAATTTTTTTCATATGGGAGATACAAGGATCGAACTTGTGACACCCTCGGTGTAAACGAGATGCTCTACCGCTGAGCTAATCTCCCTGGCGTCTCAGGTAGGACTCGAACCTACGACCGACTGCTTAGAAGGCAGTTGCTCTATCCAACTGAGCTACTGAGACAGTAGATCAGTATTCGATGAATACCTCAGCGTTGTCTTGTGGTTGCTTGACTGATTCGTAGATTTCAATCGCTTCCTCAAGGCGACCTTCCGAAACTAGTTGGTGAATGAGATCGATGATGTCGGTCTTAGTCTCGGTCATGGTCCTGTCCGCTGTGAACTTAAAAATTATACAGGACCACTGGTGCTATGTCAAGTAGTCCTCTGGAAATCCATCGTCTTCGATGGGATACTCGTAAATTTGCTGCTCGTTATTTTCTGACATATCATCTGACAAAACTAATAGTTCAGGTTCTGCTTCTTCAATGAACTCACACCACTCATAATATAGGGCGTACATGTCTTTGTGGCGGTTCTCCCTAACAAGTTCCTCACAACGTTCACTGACCCAGTAAACCATATCATCACACATCTTCCTTAGATGTTGTGGAGCCTTTTCCATAGTAGTCCTTACGCATGTACCTACCAAGTATGTTTGAATTATAGAACGCAGGTTCTTCGTTCAAACTCTCACATAATACATTATTTAGGAAGAGTTGTCTAGTTTCCTCGTAGTTAACTAAACCTTTCGTTTCCCATACACTTAGTATAGTTCTTTTAAAGGAGAGATTCCCGAGCGCCTTGCGTTCTTCATTAAGTTCATCAGAGCTTCCGTAGTATCTTTTCCAGTCGCTCTCACTCCTAACTCTCCTAGTCTTACCTCTAGGCTTTCTGAATGACCAGAAGTATTTCCTGCCGATGTACTTCCGACCAGTGACGACATTAGTGATACAGTAGACAAAACCGTACATGTCGTCAATATCCTTAGATAGAAAAGGGGATCCTTTAAATATCCAGGGGTTTTCATAAAGTTGTTCTTCATCATCAATCTGGGTACCCATCATCGTCATAACTATCCTGATAATATCCTTCGCCGTCTAAGTAAGCATCTTTGTCTGCGTAGACTTCTACTTTTAGTTCGGCAAGGAGATCTTCTAGAGATTGGATGAGCACCTTTAGGTGTCTTTTATCCATAAAAATATCCCCGACTACTATATGTAGCGGGGATAACTTTTAGGGTCTTTTAACTTTCCAATTGGTTATACCAAATGGTTTCAAGTTAACCCATTTCGCGTAGTGCACACCACGATAGGTCAGAAAGGCAAACGTCTTATCTGGATCGTGTTTGTTAGAATCATACTCTGGAAGATCATAATCTAGTCTGATCTTCAACATGGCATCATCCTCTTGCTAACAAGCGGATTTCTCCATAGATCAGGGCACAGAATACAACACTGAAAAGGGATACGCTCCCGACTACTTGGAGTGCTAGCATATCACTTATTGTATGTGTGACCGCGATAGCAGAAAGTGCCATGCACTTCGTCAGCATCGCCTTGCTTGCACTCAAACTTGACGCCACGATAGGCAGTCATAGCAATCTGTGCATCGTGCAGTGCGGATGCCTTTTCGATCTGCTTCTTGATGATTGTAAGTGTGTTCATTTGTTTTCTCCTGAAGTGGGTGATTAACCTTCTCACCTTTCGGTGGATCCGTTTCCCCGTTCCTTCAGTCGTTTGCGTCCCAGTCCAACTTACACTCAGGTACAGATTCCTTTACGGTCTCTACTAACTCCACCACTATTGCTGGAGGTAGTTCTGATCTGTTTGCTTTGATCCTGAGCACTAGAGCATCAGCATCAGCGCAGAGCATACCAGAGTAGAGTAACAAGTCAAACAT